ACGACACCGTAATCCGTAAACTGATCCAATCCCGACTAGGAGAACCATGAAATTAACACTTAGCGTCCGACTCACCGATGGTGAGACTTACCGAGTAATTACGAACCTGTTTGTGATCATTTCGTGGGAGCGTAAATTCAAACGACGAGCATCAGATCTGAGCAATGGGATCGGGATGGAAGATCTAGCGTTCATGGCTTACGAAGCCAGCAAACAACAAGGTCACCCGGTCCCAGTCTCATTTGATGAATTTGTCAAAAAGTTAGAAGATCTAGAAGTTGTGGAGACTGAATCCGCAGTCCCTACGCAGGAGGCCACCGACGTCAGCTAGCAGCTCTGCTAGTTGAAACAGGATTCTGGCCTCCACAAATAACATTCGAGACAGACGATCTGGCAACTTGTGTGCAGATCATCAACGAGCAGAGAAAGAAAACCTAATGGCTGCAGATGTGAGACTTGATACTTACGGTCTGCAAGACGCATTAAAGAAAATGCAGAAAATCAACCCTGCTATTCGTCGCACTCTGCTCAAGGATACGAAAGTCGCGGCTCAGCCTTTAGTAGATTTGATCAACAGTCGAATCCCAACGACACCACCGTTAAGCGGTATGAATCACAACGGTCGCACCGGGTGGAAGAACGTCAAGAAAGTGCAGATCTCGTTGAACACTCGCAAGCCTCGTAAGGGTTCGGCGACTGCTGGCGCTGAACAGATCGCAGTGGTTCGTGTGGTCACTAAGGGTGCCCCTGTGGCGATCACGGACATGGCTGGCCGTGCTGGTGGCACTAAGTCGCGCCGAGAATCAAAGTATCGCCGACCTAATTTTGCGTCAGCTCTTCAGGGCGAACCGTCGCGCTATATGTGGAAAGACATAGATCAGATGGTCGCCGAAACTGAGCGGGCTTTGAAGCCGATCATTGACCAGTTCATGGTTGATGCACAAAGAGAGTTCAACTGATGGCTATTAACCTCCCAATCATTTCTGAGTGGAATCCCAAGGGCATTGATAAAGCCATTGCCGACTTTAAGAAACTGGAAACCAACGGGCAAAAAGCAGCGTTTGCAATCAAGAAAGCAGCGGTCCCCGCAGGGCTTGCTATTGCGGCTCTTGGCGCTGTCGCGTTTGATGCTGTCAAAGCGTTTGCCGAAGATGATGCTGCAGCTCAAAAACTCGCCACCACATTACGAAACACCACAGGAGCGACAGACGCTCAAGTCGCAGCAGTTGAGGACTTCATCACTGAAACTTCCAAAGCAGCAGCAGTTGCTGATGACGAACTTAGGCCCGCACTTGACAAACTTGTTCGAGGCACTGGTGATGTAACAAAAGCACAAAAACTTCTTAGCCTTGCACTTGATGTTTCTGCCGGTACTGGGAAAGATTTGGGGGCAGTCTCCGACGCGTTGAGCAAGGCATTTAATGGGAATCTCGGCCCACTTAAAAAATTAGATCCAGCACTTGCCGATCTGATTAAAAGCGGAGCAACCACCGACGAAGTATTCCAAGCAATGAGCGAGACCTTCGCAGGCCAAGCGGACACTGCAGCGAACACGACCCAAGGCAAAATGAAAAACCTTGGAATCCAAATGGGCGAACTCAAGGAGTCGATCGGACAGGCTGTGATGCCACTTGTAGAGAAACTGCTCCCAGCACTTCAAGCCTTCTCAACTTGGGCAAGTAACAACAAAGGTCTCATCGTCACTCTCGGTCTAGTGATCGGCGGAATTGCCACAGCGATTATTGCCACGAACGCAGCTCTCGCCGTATACAACACGATCCAAGCATTGACAGCAGCACTCAACACTGCACTCACAGCTTCATTCTCGGCTCTCTGGGTCGCCACTGGTGCAGTCGTGATCCTCGCGATCATCGCAGCTCTTGTCGCACTCCAAGTCAAGTTTGACATCTTTGGGAAAGCCATTGACGGAATTAGAGCAGGTTTTTTGATTTGGTGGGGTGTCGTTCAGTATGTGTTTGGCGCAATCAAGTTAGGTTTTGCTGAATTGGCAGATCTTGGGAAAGCGATTTTTGACGGTATCGGTGGAGCGTTCAAGGGAGTAATCAACGCTGTTATTTCTAACCTTGAACGAGGCTTAAACGCTGCTATTAAGGGCTTGAACATTATTCTTGACGGCATTGATTCTGCAGCTGGCCCTTGGATTAACTTTGGTTCAATACCAGAAGTAAGTTTGCCTCGATTAGCTGAAGGTGGCATCGTGACAGGCCCAACGATTGCCATGATTGGTGAAGGCCGTGAACCCGAAGCAGTGATTCCGTTGTCAAAGTTGGGCAGTATGGGCTTTGGCGGTGGCGGTGGCGGTATTACGGTCAATGTGAACGGTGGCGACCCCAACAGCATTGTTAGAGCCTTACAGCAGTATGTGCGTCAGTCAGGCCCGATACCACTTAACGTTCGGACAATGTAACCATGCCGAAAAACAACTGGATTTTTGACAGCGTAGGAAGGAACATAACAAACAAAGTTTTGTCTATGAATATCAGCCAGGGCCGCACTAAATACCTTGACACCTATTCTGGCGGTTCACTGACTTTTACCATCAACAATTCAAGCAACTTTGCTTCGACTATTGACTACCAAAGCCCAATAGTGCTTAAAAGCGAAGTGTACAACAGCGAATTTTACGAATGGTTTTGGGTTCGTGAAATCACATTTCAGGATTACCCAGGCAACACAGGCTTAAACACTGCAACCATTGTTTGTTCAGACTGGGTAAACCGTTCAGGTCAAATTAACGCCAACGCCAAAGCAATCGCCGCCGCTACAACCAGTTACGGGTTCTACATTTTCGGTGACGGTTACGGTGGCCCGCTACCGGCTTCAATGAAAGTAGCAATTATCACCAGTAGCACGCAATGTTCAGCGACTACCTACACAGGTTCAGTACTGAACTACTACAACTATTTGGTTAACACTGAACGAGGATATTTAGTAAGTCGAATTGACACCCTTTACCCTATTAGCCGTGACGCTATGCAGTCATATACGCCAGGCAGTGTTACTTTGGGGCGCACTACTTCAACCACCCAAATTGCTTACAGTTCGTTTGAACGCATACAAAACGGGGTGCAATACATAAACACGGCTACAACTAACCCTGCTGGTTTGACAGCCCAAACAGCCACCAACACTGCTTCAGTTGGGTCTTATGGTCAATCGTTTTACAGTTCTTCAACGGTAGACGCCACCGAAACGCAAGCATTAGGTAACGCCCAATGGATTTCTAACAATTTTAATGACCCGTATTCGTTGCGGTTTACATGCACTTTTGATGATGTATCACAAAATGCGACAGCGTTAACTGCTTTTATGCAACAAATCTTTGGTGGTGTTAATCGCACTATCAACTTTAAATATCAGGTACCTGGCGGTTCAGAAACCACAGTGGCCTGCGTCATTGAAGGATATTCAATTAACGCTACGCCTGAATCAACACAGTATGTGCTTAATTTGTCGCCGTTGCAGTATTACCAATTTTTTACGCTTAACAGCACTACTTTAGGTATTTTAGATACCAGCCGTTTAGGTTGGTAAAGGAGAACACATTATGGCTACACAGTGGACAGCAGGAACAACTAGCGGGCAGGTGTTGACTGCGGCGACGCTTAACACCATCGGGGCCGCTTGGGAAACATGGACACCTACCGTTACGGCAGGGACAGGCACGATTACTACGGTCGGCACAGTCACCTGTAGATACGCAAGAATTAACAAAATTGTTATGTGCAAATACGATGTTGCCATCACCACTAACGGCACAGGCGGAACTTATGTCCGATTGACTTTGCCAATCACAGCCATTGCAACAGGCACAAACTTTTTTTGTGGTGGTGCAGGTCGTGAAACAAATGTGACTGGCAACATGTTGCAAAACATGATGACCACAACAACACAAGTTGACATTTTTACTTATAACAACGCATACCCAGCAGGCAACGGATACCGACTTACTGGCACACTATTTTACGAGGCCGCATGACCATGAACCTAAACAAAATCGGGCTTGACCCAACAGACGACACAGACATACTGACAAGCCGTATGCGAATCCAGCGCG